AGAGATTTTGCCCGATCAGATCTGTGAGTTCTGAAACGTTGGGATTGAGTGTCGCAATGTCGTTTCCCCACGCGGGGACAGCATAGCCAGCCTCGCCAAATCTTCCGACGTTGTACCATCTGACTGTATCACTTGTTACCATCTTTGCCTCCATGCGCGGCTTTATGCTGCGCAATCAAATTATCGAGCATTGCAACGGTGCCCTCTGCCCCGCTGTACTTTTTGACAAGTTCCGCTGTTGCCCATGCGTAGGCGTCGGCGTGAGTGTTCACGTCGACCGGGACATATTGATTTGTTGTGACGATCTGCTGCGGAGCCGGAGGAACGTCTGTAGAGACCACCACCGGCACCTCTCTGACTGTCTCCTGTCGCACGATCTGCCGAGGCTCTGGTTTGCTGGTGCCGGTCCTATTTCGCCACGCACGAAAGAGGAATCCAGCAACGCCAAGAGCCCCGGCAGGCAATGCGACCTGCGGGGCAGCTGCGATCAGTCCGAGTTGCACCGCGGCATCCATCACCGCTCCCCAGCCATTGAGAGAGCCAGCCGGCGCGGCTTCCTGCGTTGCCGGCTGACTCACCACAGGAGGACTCACCGGCGCCGCCGCCTGCGTCTCTGGCGGTCGAGGCTCTGGCCGTGTCGATAGTTCGCGAATCAGTTGTTCCAAGTTGCCCAAGCGGTCATTGATCGGGGCGAGGTTCACTGGCGGGGTGGCAGGCTGTTGTGGCTGTGGTTTCGGTTGCTGCACCTGCGGAGCTGGCTGCAGATACGGCTCTCGCTCCGGATGCGATGGGACCAAAACACCATTGACAATGTATTCGTCCAGATCCACTCTGCGGAGCCAATCCTGCCAATCACCGGCGTATCCCGACCACATGCACAGCACTCGATGCCGGTGCACCACGATATATGACGGGATTTGCGTAACGCCCATCCGTCTCGCCCATCGCTGATCGCTGGGCTTGTCCCAGTCGCATTTTTTCACCGCGTAGTTGGTGCCCACCAAACGGGCCAATCCCGGGACTGTGTCCCAGTCCCTGCGGAACCGCTGGCATGGCGCACACCACGATGCTGTCACAACGTAGATAGTCGGCTCCTGCGGCAGTGTCGGGTCTTGCGCGGAGGCGGTTGCGGCCAGCAGTAACAGGGCGAGGAGTCTCATTTGATTTTCTCCCGCGTCGCGTGCCCCGCCTTGACCTGCGCTTCGGCAAGGTTTGTTCCGTCTTTCAGCAAATACACGTCGCCGATCACCCGCCCCATACTGGTTGAATCACGAAAATCCCCATCGGGGCTGCCGACAACGTGCAGGCGGACCTGATAGCCCTCGGCGAGAGTCTTCATGTGCCAGTGTGCCGCCGCCCCCGTGCCGGGCGGAATGTTTCGGATGCCCCAGCGCCGCAACTGCTCGACCGATTCCATCTCTGGCGCCCAACAATCGCGAAGGCGGACGACGAATTTGCGAGTGACTTCCACTTCAATCGTATCGCCGTCGAGGACTCGCGAAACGCGGCCGTCGGTCGTCCAGCCAAGTTCCGGGATTTGCTCGCTCATTTCGCCGCCCTCCAGATCAGTCGCCGGTACGCTGACACGGCCAGGAACATTGCATAATGCCGCCATGCAGGGACGCCGGCATCGCGCAAGAGCCAGAGAAAAATCGCGTCGCCGAAAACTCGCTGCGGGCGAGTTTCGGCCTCTTCACAGATCCAGTCGTGCACCAACGAAGCAAGAGCGAACTTGGGATCTTTCGGGCGTCCGATAATCCACCAGCAGCATCGCGGGATCGACGCACCGTCCCATTGATACAGAGCCGGAATGGATACCTCAACGACTGCACCCGTGCAAATCTGAGCCCGAACAAGCAAATCATTCAGCACAATGGTAAATCGCGAGTCGCCGGGAAACTGCACCACATACGGCGCCAACTCCTCAGTGCACTGAATCACCACCGGCTCTTTGATCGCCATGCTCGCCGCCTCCGCAGTTTGTTCCGCCGCAATACGTCCGCCGTGGGTGGGGGCCGCACCTCAGGGCTGCGGGTCCTGCAGGGCCTCCCACCCGGCGGGCGTTCCACCGGATGATAGGCTAGCGGACTTTGCGGATTTGGCAATATGGATCAGCATAGATCGGCGGGATTATTCGAGGGACGCAAAAAGATCCAGTTCGCGAACGGCTTTCATCACGTCCGCCGCTGGCGTCGCGTCTGCGGGCCTCCGATTGTGCGGGCGAGGAATCGGGCCTGCCGGATGCAGCATCGTCTCAGATGCCCAGTCAGCAGCCTCACCGGGGCAGCCAGTCCACCAGTGCCAGTCTCCGGGCAATGCCGAATCGTAGGCGATGGCGTCGCGGGTGAGTTGCCCAGTCGCCAGCCCGTCGCGTTCGATGGCTGCCAGAGTCGCCCACGCTGCCGCCAGTGCGTCGCCTGCGAGGATACGCCGTTCTTCCGCCGCCCCGAGTGAGACACGCAGCCAGACGAACGCCTGCGGGGTCAGGCGACGATGCCACGTGTCTGGGATGTCGCCGCGGAAGTCGGCGCGGAGCCAGTCGCCCCATATGGGATTGGCGACGACGACCACCCGGGATAATTTTGCGGAAACGAATAACAAACAATTCGGAGAAAGCGAAGACATATTGGATGGGATCTGTGTAACGGTGGATTTGGGATCTTGTGTAACGCTGCCGCAGGCCCAGAATACCAGTTTTTTGCTGTGTTTTTACGCGTGTAACAGTGTAACAGTGATTTCTGAGAGGATACGAACACTTTTCGGGAGAGTGTCGCAAAATATTTTTTGAGGGGTTGAGAGAGCGAATCTTTGGGCTTCATGGGTTTGGTGTGTTACACTGTTACAACTATCTCAATCTCTCTCTCTAACTCTCTATCTACTCTCTACTTACGTCATCTACTCTCTTGTAACAGTAATCAGTAACAGTAGGGTTTTGTAACGCAGAAACGCCGTTACACGCTCAAAACGGCCGGAAGTCTGCCAAATCCGCTCCGTCTGCCTGTTTTGCCTGCTCTATTTCTTCCGGCTGGTGACTGAAGGGCTTGAACTCAATGCGGGGGACGATTGTCCACCTGTTGACCGATTTGCCCGCTCGGATCAGTTTCCCCGTCACGCCTGGGATACGGCGGAGGATGATGTCGATGCGTTTCCCCCGCCACTCGTTGGGCAACAGGTACCGCAGCACAGCGGATTTTTGGATCATCACCACCTCCGGCGTCACCTGCAGCCCACACGCCAGCAGGGCCTCTGATGCCTCTGTGTCGGCAAAGGCCGATTCGATCAGCGAAGAGACCGGCGCCGTGCGTCCGCCAGGCAGCCGGACCTGTGCTGTGGCGATTGCCTCGATCAGCTCCGCGGAGTCACTCTGCACTTGGTCCGTTTCTGGGATCGCTCCCAGAGCCGCTACGAAGAGCGCCAGAGCGTCGGAGTCAGGCATCCCGACGGATGTAGCGTACATCGCCACCGGGACCGCGTAGGACTCGCACACGCGGCCGTGGACGTTCTGGGGCCTGTTGTCCATCAAATGCTCCACCAGCCTGCGGGCGGGGCGTACAGACAGCAGGGCGACGGCCATGAGCTTCTGCCCCAATGCCGCCAACTCCTCGTAGCTGGGTAATTCGATTTTTCCGGAACGGCTCAATTCGCAGACAATAAACCGGCTTGTGTCCGCCTCGCCCACCAACCCCGACTCGATCGCCGCACACCAAAAAATGTGTTGCAAGCGAAATGCAATGTGGCTGTGCTGGGATGCCGTCCCGCGGAAAGACTCGTCTCCGCGGCCGGATGCGCGAACCATTTCGAGAATGCGTGGGCGGTCGGCCGCCTTCTCCAGCTCGTCGCAGATGGCAATGCGTCCGGATGCCCCGATGTACTGCCGGATGCCAGCGGCTGAGCTGTTGCTGCTCATTTTGCAGAGTCGCCCAAACACCTGAGCCAGTGCCTTCAGCAGCGTCGTTTTGCCTGAATACGCCTGGCCGATCAAAAACACCTGCGGGCGCCATTTCCACAACGTCTGCGTCCAGGTGGCCAGAACCAAGCCGGTAAGCACCTCCGGCCAGGCGTGGGCTGCGTGCCCGTAATTGAACTTGCTGAACACGTTATGCAACTGGAACACCTCGTCCACATACAGCCGCCCGGGTTCCGCGTTCACCGATCCGATTGCCGCCTGCGTCCGCCGCAAGTCGATCCAGTTGCAGCGGTCCCCGACGTTGAACGCCTCGCCACAAAACACTGGGTTGTTGGACACCTGCAGCATGGGCGTTCCGTTGAGGATGCCGAGTCGTTTGCTGGTGCACACCACCAAAGAGCCATGGTGTTCCCAGATGCCGACCCCGCGTTTCTCGTCCTCCGTCGTGTTGTTGCTGGCCACCGCGGCAATGGCGGTTCGGATCTCCGTGAGAGCGTAATCGCCAGCGTCTGCTGACGTGCCGCGGACGTGGCGAATCACCTTGTGCCCGCCCGCTTGGATCAAAGCCTCGTACTTCAGAGCCCCGACGTCGCGAATCGTCGTGAAGCGTTGCGTGCACTCCGAGAAGATTTCCACCGCCCCGCCGTCCTGCTGTGAGACGTGGGTGATGCCGCATTTTGCGAGGACAGCCTGATAATACCGGAGCCAGTCGGGCGAGTTTTCCGGGTCGTCGTCTTCTGCCTCCAGCGCTTCCGCTGCTGGCTGGGATGCGAGAGTCGGCGCCGGCTGGTGCGGTTGCCGAATGGGTGGCGTGTATTTGTCATCTCGCAACAGCCTGCCGCGTTCTCCGGCCACCTTGTCGGCGTCCTCCAGTTTGTGCAGGAGTTCGGCCGTGGTCCATGGTGGTTCACAGCGTTGGTTCCAGGTCTCCAGCAGTTCGAGGGCGTCCGGGATCGGCAATCCGAAGTCGAGCACCAACACACAGGCCGCGTGGAATGTTTTGTCATGCCCAGACTCACCACTGACTGCCGGCGGTACTTTCTCCAGATATTTCGCCGCACGATCCACCACCGACTTCCGCGGCCGCGGTCGTTTCTCCGCTTTGGGCGCCGTAGCGTCCGCTGGCGCGTCTGCCGCCAGTGCTTGCACCTTTTGCCACGCCACCAGCTTGATCTCGTCAGGCACGCGATGGAGCGTTGCCACGCGGTGCGGCCGGTCTGGTGTTGAATCGCCCTTGCGTGCCACCGTGCCGTAAAGTTTGCAGACGCGGGCCGCGTTGAAGACTTTGGTGTCGATCGTCACGGCCGCTGTGGAAAACTTCGCCGCCAGTGCCCGCAGTGCGTTGCGGATGGTCGTCTTCGTCTCCTCGTCGTTTTCGGCGTCCGTCATCCAATGGAGGTGCCACCCGTTGCCCGAGCAGCACACCACCGGGGCGGGCCAGCCTTGGGATACCAGATATTTTGCCACCTCCGCCGCGGTCAATTGGGCTGCTTTCCACTCCGCCTCTGACGACGATATCCCCGCGGGGCGAACTGGGTCGCAGTCAACAAAAAACCACCGCCGGCGGGTGACGTCAGCATCGTTCACGGTCGCGTCGATGCGTTCGGCAAACCTGTTCAGTGCCCTCGCTGTCACCGCCGCGTTGAACGGGTTGAGGACAAAGTAAATGCCAGAATTCCGCGGATGGTTTGCGTACTGCCCAACCGCACTCGCAGCCTGTTCGTAGTTCGTCCAATACCCTGCGTCCGTTCGCGACTTGCTGCCGAAGGCGTTCAGCACCCTGATCTCCACAGCCTCACCAGCCCCGAACACCTGCAGCGTTCGCAGCACCGTTTCCCTGTTGTATGTCAGCACTTGCCCTGTCTCCTGAGTCGATAAAAAAACCCCGGCGCGTGGTGGTTCGTCACGCGCCGGGGCGAATAACCGGCTGCCGTCGCGGCCGGGAGAATCAGGTTGTCTCTGCAGTCGCCGGGAACCACTCCGATAACTGCAGCGTAGTTGGTTGTTTTAGGATGTTACCACAGTAACCCTTGCTTCAATTTCGGCTTTCGCTTCATCACCTTTTCAAATGCCTCGTCGATCAGCTCTTTGAGTCCGCAAACGTACTCATCCGCCGGCCAACCCTCCAGTTGGCAAATTCGTAGGTCCATGAGTAGATCAGCCATCAGCCTGTGTTTCATTTGAGCGCGGGCAAGTTCGTTTTGCACCCATGCTGCCGCCTTTGCATCTTCGACTGTCTCAACTCTCTTTGGTGGCTTTGGTGGCTTTTGCGCGGGTGGCTGAACAGCAGGCGCCTCAGTCGTCTCCGCAATTTTCAGCAGCCCTTTTCTGCCTCCACGCAATCGGCTTACGCCGTCGCAAATTGGCACGTATCCGGAAACAGGACTGCCCCAACTGGTGTCGAGCCTCCAGCCGTCTGGCATGGCGTCGAATTGTGGCAGGCAGTCACCTTCGTGGATTGTGACGCGGTTGATTGTGTGAGTGGTCATTGGGTCGCCTTGTTTAATTGTCATTCGCAGGTTGGTGCTTTTGTTGTTGGGGCGCCGTACTTTTTCACCAAATGCCTCAAACGTGATCCGCGCCGTGCGTTTGCCATACTGCCAATGTGCAGGCAGCCGGTGGCAATTCTCTCGAAACGGCAGGGCTTATTCATCACGTCGTCGGTGTCGTCTTCTGTGTATTTTCGGCCACAGTCAGCCATCAGGCGGGAAAGCGATCTGCAGTCCACGTTGGTAAAACCTGCCTGCTCCAGCATTGCAATTGTTTCGCTGGGCCTCAGACGTTTCAGCCCGTCGATGTTTTTGGCTAATTGCACCATCATGTCAATTGCAAGTTCAGCTAGGCTCATTGCGCGGTTGTAGTCATGATTGACTACCGATGCCCACGTCTGCAAATCTGCAAGCGTTGCGGTTGGTCTTTCTGTGATCTGGTCAGTCATCTGATTCGTCCTTTTCTGTAGCGTCCGTGATACACAATTTTGCTTGCCTCTCACAGATCTTTGTAAAATGGCTTGATGGCTGTCGCGGTTGTCATTGGTGACCTTCGTGGATTGTAACGCGGTTGATTGTGTGGGTGGTCATGGCGTCGCCTTTCCGCGCTTAATGCGTTCCTCTGCAAGCCGCAACAAAACACTGTCATACTGCTCCCGCGGCACAGCATCGACCGGCCGCCGCCATTCCAGATCGTCACGGCCGATGATGCCGACGGTTGCGTCTGGCATCTCTGCCGCCTGCTCCTCGGTATGCTCGCACCATTCCATGTCAGAGTTTCGCAGCCGGTAAAGGTCGCCGGCCTGGAGACTCTCGCCTTCGGTCAAGTCTCGATAAAGTTTCATCTTAGAACTCCTTCAGATGTCTCATTGCCGTTTCGGTGTCCTGTGTTTTGCATCTGCACTCCGTCCCCGCCTCGCACTTGCATCCGCGGCAGAAGTCTCCCCAGTCCCACGAATCCCATTCCTCACGCGGCAGCGTCTGCAGTGCAGCGTAGCATTCGGGATGGTAGCGATTGGAGGCTATTTCACAGTCCTCCGTTAGCCCGATGAGAACGTCGCAGGGTTGGCCCGCGTCGATCATTTCGCCGCACCATACGCAGCGGAACGGCTTGCGCGTGCGTTTGACGTAAGCGTGGGTGGAAAAGGTCATTGCTGCCCCTCCTCAATCGGGACCAGTTTCCACCGCATGCCCAACACTGCGGCGATTTTGTCAGCGGTCACTGCCGTTGGCGGTCGGCCTTTGCGGATGTTGCGAATCGTCCGCTCGTTGACTCTGCACTTTCGCGGCAGTTCGTCCGCTGGGATCTTCGCTGCCGCAATTGCCGCGGCGAGTTGTTCGGTAATGGTCATTGTGGGGGCTCCTGCGCGCAGGCGTCGCAATATTGCCACATGATTCTCGGGCTGTTTATAATTGTCCCGCATCCATGGCACGTTGTGGGCTGCTCAATTGCATCACCATCATCATCATCATGCCGCTGCAGCCGATAGCAGTCAATGCACAGCGGGCCGTCGATGTGTTCGACTGTCATTTCATCCTCTTCGCAGCGACCGGTTTCGTCGCTACACAGGACACACAACTGCCGCGTGCCTGGATAATTCATTGCATTCCATTGCTCATGCTCATCAGGATACATTGCGCGCCTGCGATTTTCTGGCCATGTGTTTTCACTCATCGTCATCCCCTCTCAAAAAACACCCGCAGTGCCGTTCATCGGTCGATGGGGATCGGCCATCCAGTGAGACTCCGCCTCACCTGCACTCAGCCTTGTGCTGCCTGCGGGGTGTTGTGGTTATTTGTTCACGTCCGGAAACGACTCCGGCGCTCCATAGCCCTGGTATCTGCTTTGAGCGACAACCCGCCGCTCCTGAAGGTCAAACACGTGCCACCAATTGTAATCCCCAGATGGATTGGCAAGCAACTTTTCGCCAACCTGCAGCGCCTCCTCCAGTGTGTCACGTGACGCCCGAAAGTCATGCCATCCGCCAGACGGGTAGTAGTCCGGGCCAGCGAATATGCAGTATCGCCGCGGGAGTTGCTGGTACATAATTATGCCTCACCCAAAAAGATCCATTCCAGCCCCAGCGCCGCCGCCAGAGCTTCCACCGTCCGCATGTGCGGCTTTCGTGCGCCTTGGATCACAGCCCTCACGGTGCAGATGTCGATCTTTGCCGCCCGGTGTATTTGCGTGACTGTCATGCCGCTGTCAGTTATTGCCTCCCGCAGTTGGTCGGTCGGATGCCCGGTGTACTTCGCCCCGAGCGACAGCCGCATTCCGCACGCCTCAAGGTACTCCGCGGCGAATCCAATTTCGGGGAATTGTTTGCCCGTAATGATCTCGCTCACAACTGACTGGTGCCGTCCATGCGCCTTTGCGATTGTGGTCAATGGCCTCTCGTCATCCAGCAGCATCTGCTGCAGTCGTTCGGTTATTGTTTTCATCTTCGCCCTCAATCAAAATCCACGCCTTGAAATGGATCGGATTCCGCAGCCGATCTCACAATGTTGCTCAGTTCCTTTTGCTTCGATCGCCAGAAGCAATCCAGCAGTCTGAACGCCACGTTCTCTGCGTGTACCCGCGATTCACAAAACCACCAGTGCACGCCCGGATAAGCCACCTGCCAAGCCGTTACGGTGCGATGGATTGCCTTACCAGACATCCCGTAGCCGTGTTCGTCGCGCAGGAAGAAACTCCACGGGTGTTCGACGATCACCGCGGCGAATTCGCACGCCTCAGACAGTCGCCGGATCTCAGCCTCGAACGCTTCGCGTCTCTGTGCCAGACTGCTGGGCAGGTCGTCGCCTTTGCGTTCGAGTTGAACCAGATCTTCCATCCCGTCGATCGTGTAGTCTCCGCCGCCGACGGTGTAGAGCGGGCGGGTGCGCGTTCGCACTTGTACGCGGTCGCCGGATTTATTGCGTATCGAAGTGAACGCGAAGGGATACTGCTCGTTGGTGTCAATCACGATGGTAAACGGACACAGCAGTTCACTGATCTCCTGCGTTGCCGCCTCGCGTTCCACTTCGAGCCAGTACGCCGCCGGATTGTCTCCGCGAAGGTTCAGCCCGCTGTGAGCCAGCCACAGCCGCAACTTCAAAACGAACGTCTCGCCGCAGCCCTGAACGCTGAGAAGGTCAGCAGCAGACACACGCCGCCAGTCGTCTTGACATTGCACGCGGAACAAGTCTGCGCAGCGTCGGTAGATTTTGGTTTTGGTGTTCATCGCTACACAGTCTCCCACAGACTTTCGTGATCCACCACCCGTGCCGCAGTCTGCCGGTTGCACAGCTCAACCAGCATCGTCTTTCGTCCGCTTATGCCTTCGCGTCGCATCGCCTGTTCCAGCGTCGCCCTCTGCCCGATCACCAGAGTTGCCCGCTCGGCTCGGCTGATTGCAGTATAGACCCACTGGCGTGATTGCACCATAGCGGCGGCGCGGTCGGCCACCACAATAACGAACCGCCACTGGCTGCCCTGTGAGCGATGGACGGACAGGCAATAGCCCAAGTCCCAGTCGCCGAGAGCCCCGCGGGAAGACTCCTCGCCCTCGCCGGTCTGCCGGTCGTCCTCGCGGACGGCTGCGTGGGTCACCAGCACAGAGCGTTGCGGATCGCTCAAAGCCACCACCATGCGGCCGGGTTGGATCCGCAGAACGCGGCCCAGTTCGCCGTTGGCCACGAAATGCGCGACGGTCTTTTCCTCCGCGTCGGGATAGGTGCCGTTTGACAAGCAAACCACCTTGTCACCGATGCGGAATGGGTTGCCCTCATGCTGCTGTCCGGCGAAGTTCAACGCCTTCTGCAGCATCGCATTCAACGCCTTCCGCCGGTCGTTTTTGCCGCAGACGATTTGCACCTGCTCAACCACGTCTTCGCAGTGCGGGGCGAGCCACTGCACTTGCTGCAGCATCAGGTCGGCCGCTCGTGCATCGTCGCATTCGTACAGCACCAGATTTTCACCGGCAGGCAGGTCTAGCGTTGCAGCCGCGGAAAACCGCCGGTTGTCTCGGATCTCCGCACAGGTCTGGACGATGCGGCCGGAGTTGCGCCGAATTTCCGTGAGCCTGCCGGTTGGCACGATCTTCTGCAGGTCCGAGAACGGCCGGCCATGCCCCACCGGTGGGAGTTGGTTGTCGTCACCGACGAATAGGATGTGAGTGGTCTTTGTGCACGCTCGCAACAATGCCGCCATCAGGTCCACGTCAATCATCGAGCTTTCATCGACGATCAAAAACCGCTGCGTGAGCGGGTTCTGCGAATTGTGGACGAAACTCCAGCCGTCGCCCGATTCGCTCGCCACCCCGAGAAGGCGGTGGATTGTGCTTGCCGTCAGGTCCACGCCGTTCGCGGCGAGTGACTGCGTGACGCGGACCGCCGCTTTCCCGGTCGGCGCACAGACTGCCACGGTCTCCGCTCCGTGCGACTTCAGCAGAGCTTTGACGATGCAAGCCACGCTGAAGGTCTTGCCCACGCCTGGGGAGCCCTGCAAGCAACCGATGCGCCCATCGGTTGCAAAAATAATAGCATCCAGTTGGTGGTCGCTCAGCGGTTTGTCGGCCGGTGCCTGCAGTCCAATTTCCTCAATGTCTGGCCAATCGGTTTTGCAACTGTCGGCCACTACACCGCCGCAAAAATCGGCGATGTCCAGTTCGTGCTCAGCACACTGATGGAGTGCAACGAAACCATCCCGCGTCTGCAGCCTGCCAGTCACCCGGCATTCCGCCAACGCCTCCTCAAACCGCGACTCCGCTCCTGAAAGCACCGCCCGCAGTTTGGACGATGCCCAGCCGATGGCGTGCCATGTGCTGCCGCTGGATCGCGTCTCCCGGCTGACTGCGTCGGTCAGTGCCTCCACCTGGCGGCAGAGAGCGGCCATGGATGCCGTGTAGCCTGCGTGGTTGTCCTTGTGCTGCGCTCGCATCAACCGCTGGTAAATCTGGTCGGCGAGTTGGAAGGCGATGCCGGGAAAACGGCACAGGACAAAAGGATTCTCCCGCACCTTTGCGGCCGCCGCCGTGCCCCATTCTTTGATTGCCCTGTCCACCGTTCTTTTCGGGGCGCGGCTGCCGTCGAGAATCTGGATGAGGTCCATTTTGGTGCGCTGCGTGCCTCGTTGTTCCCGCAGGATCTTCGCCGCGATTCCGGCTTTCTCCGCCGTCCACTGTGCGATGCCCTCAGCGGCTTCGGCGGGGGACTCGATCAGTTTATCGACAGCCTCAATGCCGTAGCGATTCACCAGCAGCGTTGCCACCCGCTGGGATACGCTGCCGCGCTCCGGTCCCTTGCATTGCGTCAGGTAGGCTATCACGCTGTCCTCGTCCACTGGAGCCTCTTCCACGAACGAGGAGAATTGAAACTGCGGACCGTATTTCGGGTGCGTTTTGTACTGTCCGAAAAAACGGTACGTCAGCCCTTCGATCAGTGCGCCCGGTGCCGCGTTGCCGCGAAGAGTGACCGTCTTACGGTCCAGTAGTCGGCCGTCACCAATCACCATTCGCCGTTCCGGGTCGTCCCCGAATGCGTGCCGCTCGCCCCGCCATGTTGCGGTCAATTCAAAATTACTGGCCATTGGTTGCACCTCGCTTTACAAGTTTGTCAATATGCTTCGGCAGCATACACACCAAACGAGGCGGGTCCGCGAACCGAACCACCAAGCAATAATTTCGCATTTCATCAACAATCCCACATTCTCCACTTTTAACCACTTGCACAAGCAACGGCTCCAAAGCCTTCGTGTATGTGCCAGTGGCCAAGCACATTACCTCGTCGCCCATCGCGTATTTATGCGGAAGCGGCTGCACCTGTGGTTCCGGCGTTGGTTCCGGTTGCGTCCTGCCAGCCCTCCGCTTTTGCTTCAGCATCTGCCTCGCCTCTTCGATGGACTGCGCGGCTTCGTCCAAATCTTGCTCGTTGTCCTTGTGTCCGCGGATGCCAGCACAGAGCAGTTTTTTGATCGCGTGAGCAGTCGCCGGACACGTCACGTTAAATGCGTCCAGAACGCGGTAAACGTCGATCGTTATGCAGGCGTCTTCGTATTTACTGAAAATCTGACGGTCGTATTTTTTGCCCATCGTCGCAGCCTCCAGAAAGGCCCGCGGATCGCTCCGCGGGCTTTGTTGTCATTGTGCGGCCGAGAACCATTCACGGCCGCGTTCCTCGTCAGAACGGCACGTTGCCGAACGGGTCGGCGTCGTCGTGGCTCGCCACTGGTGCGGCAGGTGGTGCGGGGCGTGTCACTGGCTTTGCCTGCGGTACTGCTGCTGATGCCGCCGTCGCCGTGATGCCCATTCGCTGCAGCCTCGCCGCGTCCTTTGGCCATGCCGCCACCTTTGGATCCAGTGGGTGATGCCAGCCAAGGCCGATGTTGCCCACGCGAAGATATTTCTTTGCTGGATCGTTTTTGTCCGGCTCCTCGATGAATTCCACCATGATCGGACGCCCAACCGCGTTGTGCAAATCAAAACTCAAACCGCGGCCCTCCGCCTTTGCTCGCTGGTATTGATCGACCGTGACAACACCAGCAGCAAGCGCCAGTGTCAGACAGCGTCGTTGCCAGAATTTTTTGCCAGTCGGGTCTTCGTGGTAGATGTTTTCATCGTGCGTCCGCCCGTTGTCAGCAGTGGACACAACCCACGTTCCGTTGCTGAGCACAGCCCACGCGACGATTTCCAACGTCACAGTGTGCGCCTTACCTTTGGAACGCTGGCTGTACTCCTCGTATTTTGTCACGATTGCCATTCCTCGCCCAGGTGTCGGGCGATTGCCGGCAGAGTTCAAAGATTCCGGATTCTCCGGCATGTCGCTCAAATCAAAATCAAACACGATCATTCTCCTGAAGGTATCCAATGACAGCAGCCTCCACGGCCGCCGCCTCTTCGTCCGTATCCGCCCACGTTGGGGGATAGTCCAGAATCATCAGCCCGATATCGTAGACGATCTCAGGCCTGCAGAGTTGCACCAGCGAATGCAGGCGCGGGTCCCATCCGGTCCGGATATCACCGCCGTAGCGGATCACGTCGCCGGTCATCATTCCGCGGTGGTCAATGCCGCCGCCCAAGTCTGCCACGTGCCGTTTCCAGCCGGTCCTACTGGGGTCCACGGCTCAACCGCTCCCGAAACTTGCCGATCAGTGCCAGCACCTGCCGGCGTTTTGCCTGTCGATGGTCGGTGACGTGGCAGGCTTTTTTCAGGCCGGTGAGAACCTCCTCCGCGTTGTATCCGCGGGATGGGTCGTTGGGGCTTTGAAGCTTCGAGGCGACGGCCAGCAGCGTGCGGAAATCCTCGTTGGTTGCGAGTGCTTCGGGGTCGTCGATTGCGTTCGGGACTTCAGAGACTGGCGGGGCTTCGACTGGTGCCGGTGCCGGTTGTGGCTTCGGCTCAAACTCCGCGTCGATCACGTCGCCCGGTGCCGTTGGATTCGGCGTTGCGTTCCAAGCTGCCTCAACCTGTGCCGGACTCACAGCAGCTACAGCCTCAGCCACCTCCGCTTGCCTGCGGTCGGCCACTGCTTTGCGTGCCGCCGCCGGCTTCACCTGCGCGTCTTCCGCAAAATCTGCCACCTCTTCAGGCGTGTAGACTCCGGCCACGATCTCCGGGGCGAGGATGCGGATTGCTTTGGAAGTCAGTCGGGCCCGCAGCATTGCCCCAGGATCTTTTTCCCAGTTCCCGCCGGGCTTGTCGATGCGGTCTTTGCCGTCCTTGCCCTTGCCGAGCAGGCGTCGGGCGTCGTCCATCGTGAAGGCCATTTTCAGCGTCTGCCCCTCAAACTCGAATTCCGCTTCAGCGGTACCCGAGTCGCCCAACTGCAGCCACCGCACCTTTCCGCCACGCATGCGAAATTCAGCCGTCATCGCGTCGGCCCTCATCGACGGTCGCCCCTCGATAATGTGGAACTTTCGGATGAAATCCAGCGGAGTAATGCCGTCCGCCATGCAGGTCATGGCCAACACGATCCCATCACCTGGCGTCGTCAGTCCCAGCATCGGGCTTGTCTTGAATGCCTCCCCGAGCGTTTTGATTGCGGCCAGAGGGTCCGGCATTCGCCCGTAGAGCGTCAGTGCGTTGTTGTTCGTTTCAGTCATTGTCGCAGCCTTAAAAGAACCAGAAAATGCGTTTACCACACTGGTAAACTCGTCAGTCACACCACAGTGTATTCGGCAATCATTTCGTACAGTTGACGTTCGATCTTCGCGTCACTCTGGACGTAATGCGCGATGCCGTCCCAGTCGTTCGCCTCGACCAGATCCAGCACCTTATCCCCTCGCATTTCGTACCCAGCCTCAGGGACGATGCCCAATGCCTCGCACAGGTCTTTGAGTTTGTAACTGTCGCGGGAGGCGCCAAACAGCATCGTAAACAAGTCGATGCGAGCTTTGTCGTAACGCCCAAGATCCAACCCCAACCCGTGGCTGTCAGCCTTCAGCAGCATCGACCGAGCCACCACAACACGATCGTCAAAGGCGGTGATGTTATAGCCGATGCGTCGCTTGTTCGCGTTGCAGTGCGTCCAGAACACCCGCAGCAGTTTGCGTTCTTCGTCCGGCGTCTTTGCGATTGCCCGCCAAACGTATTCGCGGGTCGCGATTCCGAGAGCCACAATGCGGCACGAAAACGGATCGAACGACCGTTTCCGCCACTGGTCCACATCGCTCGAATCGGTGCCGGTGAGCAGGCTGATTTCTGCGTTGATCTTGTCCACCATCGTACTGCGATTTTTGCCCGCCTGCTCCCACGCCAGCATCTGCTGCAGTTCGGCCACTGACATTTTGCTGAGCCAAGGCACCACCATATTGATAGCCTTGCCCAGCAGTTCCTCGGATGCGTTTCCGCAGGGCTGACGGTCTTGTGGTTGCTTCACCTCCGGCTTCGGGAATCGTGCATGGTCCGGAACCGTCTCAAGGTCGTAGACGAACCAGCCGCTGCCTTTGATCGGCGGAAGTCCCGCAATCCAGTGCGGCCCCGCTGCTGTCTGGTGTGCACCAATCGCACCGTCGGCAGTCATCCCCGGCTCAATTACCCGGTACTGTCGCTGCATCCGTTGCTCCACCGGTGCCTGTTGCATCGGTGGTGAGTGATAAGTCATCTCAGTCACGTTCGCCGGCTCCACGTCGTCCAGCCCGGCGAATGGGTCGTTATCATCGTTCGTCGTCGTCATCGCAGCACCTTTCTCAAGTCGTTTTGTTCTGAGCTGCGGAACGCTCCAGCAGCTCCTCACGCACAATCACAGTTTTTGGCGGGGCCTCGATCGTCACACGGGCCTTGACGCCCTGCGGGAGTTTCAATCTCACGATGACATCCCCGATCTGAATTGCCTCGCCGTCCATGCGAGTCAGCACCAGTCTATTTCGCAGGACTCCGTCTTTTCCGCGTTCCATCGCTCCGCCTTTCGTTGCTCGCAAACATGCCGCGCCTGAGTCTCCACCGGTGCGGCTCGTTCTGTCTGTCGATCTGTATTTCCAGCACAGCCCCGCCGCGTTCCAGGCTGCGGAGTGCCCGCTGGATTGTCTTTGTGCTGCAGCCCATTGCTGCAGCCAGTTCGGTCTTCGTTGCTGGTCCCGCCGCCAGCAGGCTTTCCAAGCGCCGGAGTTGGTCCACTGCAGGGTGGACTACCACGGGCCCGGATCTCGCTTTCGCACGTCGCCTCATTCGTCGTCATCCGTCAGTTCGCCTTTGGTCATGGCGTCCTGCCGTCGTTGTTGCCGTCCTTGTTCGTCCAGTCGTTCATGCCGCAAACACGCCAGCCAAACGGCAGTAAGCCAGCCGGCGGCAATCATGCAGATCCCGCCGAAATACATGCCGATGATCGGGTCGGTGAAAAGGTTTGTCGCGGCCATGTCAGTAGTCCATCCTTCCGCGTTCCTCGGCTCGCACGCCGCGAATGCGACACTCAGGGATGGTGTATGGATCCGGCATGCGGCGGCGCTCGCCCAGCAGTCGCTCCCGCTCACGGCGTTCCCGCTGGATTTCCTCGCAGCGTTCGCGGATCTCTTCGGGCGTTGGGTCTTGCATCGCATCAGCCTCAGAAATGGTAGAAAAGAACCGTAACAATGATGCCGCAGCCAAGCCCTGTAAGGAATAGGGTGATGGCATGCCATGGATCTCGCACATCCAGTACGAATACATCCCAGTTGTCGTCTTGCATCAACATCGCTCCTGTAATGGTATCGAAACAGAACCAGAATCCGCCCGCGGGAATCGAACCCGCACTGTCACCACACAGTCGGCACCAGCCGGGGCGGTTGTTGTTACATCACTTCACCGATGAAAGACTTTGCACGCTGTGTGACTTCCGCCTTTAAAATATCACGATGATTCACGCGGCTGATCTTCAGGTCTTTACGCTTGACATCAAAGGCAAGGTAAATGCGAAAAAACAACTCCTCCGCAGAACTAGCGTTTTGTGCTGTGGCTCGCGATCCTGAGCCAGTAACCAGCCAGCCATTAAACGCACGCACATGCGGCCACATGTGTTCGTATTGCTGCTGAAAAAACAAGGAGTATTGCTGCAGTGATTCGTCAATTTCCTCATCAGTCCTGTCAGCATATGCGGTCAGCAAAAGAGCAGCCATTGCGCACGCACTGCCAACCACTCTCTTTCGTGCCACGCACAGCGTCAGAATCCGTTCAATTTTGGATTCGTGAACTGAAAGAATTGCAGAGACCTGATGCGGAGCAGCGGTTTTCGATGTTGTGTGTTTCACCAACCGCGTGACGATTTCAACGTGACTTCGCGGCTTGACCAGCACATCGAATATTGTGCGTCTCAATCCGCGGTCTACTGGCAATTGCAAAGTCTCTTCTGTGCTGCCATAGGTTGCCAGCAGCATTGTTCCAGACCAGTTTGCCGCGATCACTGCAGCCAGCCTGTGCTGCCCATCGACCAACCGCCCTGTCTCATCGACAGCAATTGGCTGATGCGTTGTTCGCCACTGCCCTGCTGACATCTCGGCAGCGTAGGATTTGACAGTTGCCTGTCGGCATTCTCTGTTGCCATCATTTTTAGCCAGCATCTGCGCCGCCAATTGTGGCGTCATGAAAATTTCTGTGACTCGCATCATAGCCTCTCGATCTGTGGTGATATGTTCCCGAGAACTGCTTCGGGAATATGGGTGGTGAAAAGTGCCCCAGAACTCCCGCTGAGGCGCCGGGAGGAGTGTGTCAGGTAAGGTTGCCAAAGCACACATCAGCAGCTTCCTTGATCCACTCAAGCACAGCCGCCTCCTCGTCAAACCCCGCCTCGAACCTGTCGGGCCACAGGTAGCCGCTGGCGTAGTCGGCCGCCTCTTCTGGAGTGCACTCGTAATCGTCCTCCTCTGCACTAGGCATGACAATACCGTCTGAAAGGGCGGATGCAAGCGCCCAGCCGGCGAGCATTGGGTGGTCCTGCATGCGCAGTCCGGTGACCAACTCCAGATTTCGCACCACTTGCTTGCAGGTCTCCATCACCTGATCGACAGCCTCGCATTCAGCAGGCATCCGCAATCGGCGGCGAGCCTCGCGGGCGTCGTGCTCCAGTTGCCGTTGCTCCGCCGCTCGCATGGCTTGGCGGATTTCGGCGGTCGCCGTGTCTCTCTGTTGTTCATCCCACTCCCACCGGCGGGCCAAAATTTGTGCAGCAACCGCAGCCAGTTCAGTTACAGGAACCAAAGCCAGTCCGCCGTTATTGCGGTGCCCTTGCAGGGCCACTCCGACATGCGACAGGGGATACTGTGAGTGCCCAGCGTAAGCCGCGGCCAGATGGTCAAGGATCTGCGAAACGGCTTCATTGTGTTCAGTGGACATGGGAAACTCCTGCATAATTGTGGTGATGGAAGAAAACCGCGGACCAACCGCCGCGAGGTCGGCAAAGTGTGTCAGATTGCCCGGTAGATAGCCGCCAGTGCCCGGCGTTGCCGCTCCGGTCGTCCGGGGTCGGCAGCCAGTGCGATCAGGTCGGTGTTGTCGCAGGTGATGCAGTCGATATCCGCCTCGCCTGCTGCGATCATGCCAGCGATTCGGTGATAGCCGTCTACGATCTCCACAGAGCCCCCGTCGAGGACTTCGACGATCGGGGCGCGTCGGCAATCGAACTGCGACAGCGGCGGCGCTGTGACGTCTGCCACGATGTGGCGGAGACGGTCGGCGGGAATCGTAAGGCGGGTGACTCGCATTGTGGTGATCCGGTCAAGTGGTGATGGGAAACGAATCAGCAGCTCTCTCCGATGTTGTGGCGGTAGCCGTCGTGGTCTTCCACCCAGCCGAACGCTCCGTCTTCCAGCATCTGCTCTGTGAACATGTCGTTCAATTGCTTCACGGCGTTGTCGAAGTCGGGGGCGGTGATGGTGCCTGAATCGGCATCGGTGCAGAATTTGTACTCCTTCATCACCACGTCGCCGCAGTAGATTTTCCATGCCAGTTCGGCAATGTCGCAATTCTCATCAGCGTTGTGGTCTGCGGGCAATTGCACGCCTGAGTATGCCTCAAGTCGTTCAATCACGTCAAATTCGGTAACGTCCTCGCGGCCTGCGTAGTACAGCTCAGCAGCGGTTGTTGTCGCCTTCACGATGTCTGTGTAACTGGCGTTGTCGATGACTGCGATGACTGTGCGTGTGCTCATTGTGGTGATCCTTTTCGTGTGGTGAATCCCGCAGCGTCATTCGCTGCGGGTGTGTGGAGTATATCGGCTGGCCAAATTGTTGTCCAGAGTCATTCCGCGGATTTTTCTGGAATCGTCAAAAATTCCAGCCGCCGCTCCAGCTGGTCGATCCTCTCCAGCAGCGCCTGGATGCGGCGATCAGTGGCGGATGTCACTTCGCGTTTGCGGCCGCTGTCAGCCCTTCGACGGCATCCGGCGGAGCAGTAGACGGACGGACGACCACGGCCGGATCCGGCGGGCAATTCGAGAGAGCAGGTGCGGCATGTCGGCATGGGATGGACTCCTGAAAGGGTGTGGGGAATCAGCGGATAACGCGACGAATAGCCAAGTTGCTGAACGCGGTCTGTGTGAGACGGTCGGAATAGCCGCCGTAGCCGTCGGTGATTTTGCTGCAGCGGTCCAGCAGAACCACGTCACGGCCGCGGCTGTTGATCGTCAATGCGAGCACCACGCCAAGAACGCGAACGTCCCCGGTTTCAGTGCGGCGGGCAATCGTGTCGCCGATACGAACATGGCTGATTTGAGAGATAGGGTTGGAAACTTGCATGGCGGAAACTCCTGAAGGTGGTGAAAGAAAACCCGGAGCCGGTCTCCCCGGGGGCCTACCGGGCCTGTCAGCTGCAGATTGCGTCAATTCGCTTGTGAATCATTCGGAGAATCTCTTCGAATTCCCATTCCTCGTGAATGACACAGACGGCCGCAAAGTCGCGGGCCTTGAACAACTGAGATTCTGTCAGTCGTGCGATTGATTCGCGGGTTGCTTTTCGCAGCCAGTTTCGTTTGACTTCGTTCTCAGCAGCCGCCTTTTCCATTGCAAGTCGATCAGATTCGCTCACAACCGCCTCCCGAACGCGAATAACGCCAGTTCCATGACAGGTGAAGCAGTCACCGCCGGCGATGTGTGAGAAAGCGTTGATTTTCTTTGATCCGCAGCATTTCCAGCAGGTTGCAGTTTTCATCTCAGTGTTCCTTCCCGGTGGTGATTCGGTCGCGTCGCTCACTGCGTCGCATGGAAGTATTATCGGCCATAGCCGCGAATATGTCCAGACTACTCCGGAAGATTTTCACGGAATTCCGGAAAATTGTTCGGCAAGGTCAGTCAACCGCCTTGCGCCCTGTGACGATCACATCATCCCACCTGCCGCTTTGCTCTCGCCAGTCGTGCACCGTGATCTGCCAGTCCGCAGGAAACGCAGCCTGCACTGCAGCGGTCGCAGCGTCGTTCTGCAGATCCTCAACGACGAACATTCCACCCGGCCGCAGGAGCGGGCTGAGCTGGTTGATTGCTGCGAGTTGGTGAGCGACCTGGTGCGATCCATCGTCAATTATCAGATCGAACTGTTGCCCCTGCAGTTCGGCCAGGGCGGGGCTGAAATCCGGGGCGGTGCATCGGATCACTGGGATTCCCGGGCAGGCGTTGCGGTCGATTCCGACTACTTCCACGGGCTGCGGCAGGTGTCGCCAAGCACGGATGGACGCGCCGCGAAGGACGCCAACTTCCAGCACTTTGCGGGGCTGCAGATCGGCTATCAGTTCATCATAGAACTGGCCGTAGGTGTGGATGGTTGTTTTATCGCTGCCCTCGCGCTCCAGTGCCTCGCTGAAGGTTGCTGGCTGGCTCTGTGTGGGCTTCCGGCGTTTATGTTCGGCGTAGGTTGCGGCTGACGCGCCGGATGCTGCCATTGCCCTATCAATCGCTCGCATATTAATTGGCGTGCGAGCCACGTCGATTCTGCTGAGCGGCTTTGGCCGATACCGGCTGAGTGTCGGGGTGTGCGCGTCTCCGTGACGAATCCAGATCCAGCCCACATCACGACTCACAACGATCGTGTGCCACTGCTGCAAGAATTTGTGGTGCTGCATCTGGTGTGGACTGACATCCTGCTCCGTGACGATGCTCACGAATTGGTTGCCTGCGTGCTCCCAACTGTAAGCGCGGTTGCGCCAATATGTCATGCCGACGGGCCAAATCAGTGCGTGCTCGCCTGTCGCTGGTGCCGCCTTGTAGGTCCGCTCGCAAAAATCAAACGCCAGAACGTCATCATCATCGCACCGAGAGACCACTTTCCGCCCGGCGGGCAGTTCGTAGTTCTCGCCGTACAGCCGCCATCTATCCCGCCAGATCTCTCGCACATCACAACCGGTGCTGCGCAGCATGTCGGTTCTTGCGGCTGCGTGTGGGTCCGCCGGATGCTGTGCAAGGTGAATGGTGGGTTTTCGCGTCTGATACGTGAGCGAAGGCCTGATAGTATGCTGTGAGATTTCCAATCGTCGCTTACTGAGCCTTGCATCGGTGTACACTGCCTGAATAATCATGATATGCGGGGTCATGCTTGCACCTTTGGCCGTCGCTTCACCACTCGCTGCCGGCCTGCCTGTAACTTTGTCACGCGCCGCCATTCCGGCCTGTAACCGCTGTCCTCAGTCTCGCCTTTTGCTGGCGTTGGCAGTAGTGCAGCCAGATAGTCTCTAATTGCCGGGCACCATGCTCCCGCGGTGTGGTTCATCACGTTTGCATCTGCTGTGCGGGCCTGTAGTTGTTCGGGCGTCAGTCGATCTGTAATGCGGGCGAAGAATGGTTTCGGATGCCACGGTTTGCCGCGGTACACGTTGCCGTAGAGCACTTCCCACAGGTAGGTATTCTGGTGCAGGTTGTATTCGGTGAACAACTGACGGAGTTTGTTTTTCTCGACTGTGTGTGGAAGGTGGGTTGCGTAGTCGTAGTTGGTGCGGCCGTTGGCTCGCAAGGCTTGCATCGTGTTGCTCTTGCGGCGCTGCCAACTGTTCCGGCGATCTTCAACCCATCGCGTTGCTCGTGGCGTGTCGAGCTCATCCCACGTTGTCGGTTTGATCAAATACACGTCGTCCATCATCCAAACGAATTCGCTATCAATCTGCGGGTGACTGGCCATCGTCCACATTTTCGCCAGCATGTCACGGAACCCGCGGTTGCCCTGTGGCTCCACTCTGGCCTGTTCAATGACATGCCCACGATACCACGGCGGACGGTCGCCGATGATTGTGATTTTAGCCTCGCCGTTGTAGTGCGTTTCAACGGAGCGGATTGACCAGCGGAGTTCGTCGGCGCTTGCGCCGGCGTGCCAGTAGGGCCAGACAAATTGAACGGCCGAATCCCTGCGCTTGAATGAGCCGCAGCCGCCACAGGAGCGGGGTTGTGGGCGGTAGTGGCCTGCGTGTTGCTTTGCGAGTAGTAGGCGGTCGGTTTGGGCGAAAAAGTCTGGTTCACGGGCGAAGGGGCAGATGCTGCAGGTGTCAAGCGAAACAGTGCCAGTGTGAAAGAGGTCTTTGTGATTGCCGCAGGCAGCGCGACCTTCACTGACTAATCCACGATACACGCAAGGCTTCATGCTGGCACCGGTTGAATAGTGATAGTGCTTGGCAATCCCGGATCTTCGCCTGTCAGGAAATTACAGTTGCACGGGCTTCCAAACCCTGTTGTCGGCATAAACGGGCGAGACATGCTCCATCGCCTGAAATTCAAGTACAATGTGACTGTATCGAGACAATTGCGGTCCCAGTTTTGCGGAAATGAATAACCCGCAACGGATACTTCGTAGAAACTGTTGCGAGCATTGTACTCCATGTACGCGATTCGGACTCCGATGTAGTCTACTGCTGGACTTAGGTTGAATGACATGCGGACGCGACTCGTGGACAGCCGCGGCTTGAAGCATGGCACGTTATTAAAGTTTCCATGCAGCGCCCACTCTTCGCTGAAATACTCGCAATAAAACGGATCGCTAGTTTGCCCGGGAATTAAAAAGCGCCTGTACAGCCTGTAGGTTTTCTGCTCTGTGTATGTCTGACAGCAACTTTTGCTCGTCGCGAAAGCGCTAGTGTAGTTCCATGCCATTTCATACACTGCAGCGCTTACGCCATCACGACAACTTATGCAATCACTGGTGATAATGGGGGCCTCGCTCTGACCACTGGAAAGCGATCCTGATGGCGGTATCGAAAGGCTAAAACTGGATTCGCCTCGATCTCGCACGCATCGACAACCACACCCAACAAACATAACCGCCTCCTACAACCCGCCCCCAGGCCCCGGCGGGAACAGACTTGGGTCTGACGCAATCGCCGGGTCACTCCCTGCGGATGATATGCTCTGACTGTCGGGAGCACAATCCGCCCCGTAGGGCTGCCACTCGCCGTCGATCCATTCAATCTTGATATACGTATCCGCGTCAATGGAAATGTTCTGGAAGCGGTTGTAGACCGTGACTTCGGTGTTCGTGAGTTCAAGATTCCCCGCTGCGTTTTTGCGGAGCAGGCGGGCGCGGGCTGTTGATGGGTCCGCGAGCGTGTCTTCGGCGGCAAATAGGTCTTCAAGTAAATAGGCCTGGCGGTTGCGTTGACCAATGATGCCGCGCGTTCGGCCGCCCACGTTGTTGCGGATGTCTGCAGCGTAGTCTCTGACGACTCGCCGAATCAATGCGACGAATTCACCACTCAGCAGATAGCTGCTCATGTCAGCGGCAGTGTTGAAAAGGCGCGGGTTTTGTAGACGGCGAATGTGCGATAGACGGCCGTGGTTGGTGATGGATTGTCGAGCTTGCGGCCGTTGCCGTCAAGGAGAAACGGTAGTTTCGGGTCGGTTCCATCGTCCATTGTGATTTGTTCCCGCTTGTCCGGGTCCGTTGCAATCTTCTGTGTGTAGCCGATGTCAAGTAGCGACAAATCCCAGCCGTCGCGTTGCAGAGCAATCGTAAACCGGACATTGCGGAATGCGGTTGTGTCGCGGCGCTCAACTGGTCCGACAGATACCCGCTGCATTTTTGCTTTGCCTGCCGTAATGCTCACGCCGTCGATCGTGAATGTGTCGGAATTCACGGCGTCCTGATAGTCCAAGATCCATGTCGGAACCGCGGTCAAGTTCTTCTCGACGGTCACCACGCGCCGACTATCGTCAATGGTCGGCATCGGGTCAAAATACTCGCCTGCGGAATTGGTGATGGCGTTCTCATCTTTGTCTGCGATTGCCACTCGCTGAAATTGTTCTGTTTCCCACGTGATTCGTGCGGGGTCGAGTGTTGCGACGGCATTCAGCACCCGCTCTGTGGAATAGTGGGCTGTGACGGTCCATTCCTTCCACCCCGCCACGCATTTCACGTCGAGCTTGTTGCAATAGGCGTTTGCGTCGCCAGGGTGCGGGCTGCTGATAACCGGCAAACCGAGAGCGCTGCCGACCGCGTAGGCTGTGTCTGTAAGGGCTGTTGTTTCGAGCCGGAACACGCGCGTGTATGATCGCTCACCGCGATCGTTGGTGGCTGTGCGCCCGAGTGGGTCTTCGCCCTTGAGAACAACCGTCATGCGACACCTGCCGTTTGTATTGTGAGGATGGCATCAGTGACGCCGTCCAGTTTCGCCGCGATGTTTTTATTCATTTGATTGACGGCCGCAACCTGTGGGTCTTTGGTTTGCATGGATCGCAGGATTGCACTGAATGCCTCCTGTGAACCTTTCTGCATGGCGCTTGCGGCTTGAAATTCGGCTGGCCTGATCGGCGTAGTTGGGCCGCGGAAGTCCTCCTCAGCCTTCTGCAGTGCCTGTTGAGCCTGCAGGTCTGTAAGCAGATTCGCGGCTCGCAGCACGTCAATTTCCATTTGTCGATCGAGCAGTTTATCGGCTGGTGTTTTCAGGCTTTCGATAATCACCTCTGCCCGTGACTGCATCGCCATCTGCTGTTGCTCTGCAGCCCTCGCTGCGCGTTCGATTTCATCGGCGATGGCCTGTTGTTTCTTTCGCTCTTCCTCCTGCAGTCGCAAGACTCGCATTCGCTGCATTTCCATGAATCGCAACTGCTTCAGGTCGCGATCAGTAGCTCCAGCCTGAGCCAACTTTTCAAGTTCAATATTGAATGAAGTCGTCTCGCCCCGCAGAATTCGCAACTCATCCCGCATGGCAGCGATTCGCGACTGTGCATCTGCGCTGCCAGTCATTTTTTGCTGCACATCATCGTCGCCCAACTGGTCAGCGAGTGCTTTTTGTTTTTTCTCTGCGTTTGCCAATTCTTCATTCATCGCGCTGGTTTGCGACACCACAACAGCAAACGCACCCGCAGCGACAAGAGCGGCACCCGCAAGAATAGCCCAGCCTTTTGGGCCACTCAGAGCCAGCACCAACACCTGCTTTTTGGCGTACAGGTCGAGAGCAAGGTTGAGGATTTTGAATGCAGCCACAACTGCCGCAAGAGCCACAGCCCCGCCGGCAATGGCAGCAAACAACTTCGGTGATGTTGCGACCAATTCGGCGATTACTTTTGCGACTTTTGTAATCGCAGGAGCAAGTGCGGCACCAAACCGCGCAGCGATCATGCCAACTGACATTCGCATGGTATCGAGAGCGTCTCCGGCAGCAGCGGCTGATGTTGCCATGTCATCGGTGAATGCCAGCCCGAGTCGTTCGGCTTCTGCCTGCATTTCACTGATACCATCCGATCCCGCCCGCAATAGCGGGACGATCTTCCCTGCAGACTCGCCGAATACTGCCATTGCGGCATTCAGTCGCTTTGTCGGGTCGTCAATTGCTCGCACGGCATCGGCAAATTTTTTGAACTGCTGATCCGGCGTGAGTCCGATCAGATCCTTTGTTGTGAGTCCCAGTTTCCCAAGGGCTTCCGTGGCGGTAGCGCTGCCCTTGCTGAGTTCATTCAGAAACCGCTGCATTTTCACCATCGACTCTTCGACGGCCTGAATACTGGTTCCTGAGAGTTTTGCAGCGTAGCTTAATGTTGATAATTCACTGGCGGCGACACCCGTGCGCAGACTCATTTTATCGAGAGCATCGCCCATGGAGATGAACTGATAAACGGCCGCAGTGGCAGCGGCAGCCGTGGCAGCAGCGAACACATCCAACTGCTTCTTCGCAGACTTCAGCGCGGCATTCAGTTTTGCACTGCTCGCTGATATGTTGATTACCAGGTCGCCGATACTAGCCACGTTTTGCCCCTAACATTTCTAAGGCTGCAAACATTGTATCCACCGTGGCCTCTGGCTCTGGCGGTCGCTGTCTCCACCAATGAAAGTGCCACGGATCGACTGGTTCTGCTTTGCCGCCTGTCATGTAGTTGGTGATCAGTGCTGCAATCTGTGCCAGTATTTCGTGAGTGCCAGCATGCCCGATTGGTTCTGCCAAGTCCTTCGCTTGCCATTCAATGAACTGAGCGGGAGTCATTTGCTCAAGCATGCCATCGACATCAGTGGTGTGAGCCACGTGCTCCGCCAGACGCAGCGCCGTCATGCGGGCTGCGTCGACTCGGAGTTTTTTGCCAGTTCCTCTGCGTCCTTGCCTGTGATACCCGACACCTCAAGCGCCGCATTGACCAGCCGCTCCACGATGCCGCAGTTCTGCTCACCGATCGCTGAAATGTCTGCATCCGTAAACAGTGGAACGCCGTGATCGTCGCGACAGCATCGCACCACCAGACGTTCGCGCACGCGCTTAGCTTTCGCATTCGGCTTGCCGTCCTTTCCTTGCTGTTCTGACTGAAAATCGGTCCACTCTTTTGCATTTAACGGCCACACCGGCACGACGCAACCCGGGCCAAATTCTGGCACGGGAACGTCGACAGGCTTCGGTGCCATCGGCTGCAGAAACTGGTCTCGACTGATTACGGTTCTACTCATCGGTCTCATCCTCCTCGGTTGGTGGCGTGTAAAGTCGCCTGATTGCAGACTGGGCAGCGGCGATCTGCTGAACAGTCATACCGCACGCTTCGCGGCATTCATCATCTTCAGGAACCGCAATGCCTGCCCGAACATCGACGGCCGGACGCGACAGGGCATGAACCGCTGCATCAACGATTGTTCCTGCAGCGATTACGCGGCGTCCATTTTTGATTGTAACGAGTGCTGGGTCGCAAAGGTCGCCGGCGTCTACGTCACGGGTGTATCTGCATTTCATGATTGAACCTCATCAGGTGGGCCACGTGACGTTGCCGGAAATCTTGATTGTAACATCAGACCGAAGGATGTCGGCCGCGTCGCCATTCAGATCGACGCCCAACCCGACGCCCGTGAATGTGATCGTGCTGGTTGACGTGTCCGCGGCTTTGATTCGCCATGGAATTTCAAGAGCAGCGCCCGTCGTTTCGAGGTGCCCGGAAACCAGAATATCAGTCAGCGCCTGATGCCCTGCGAGGGCCAAATCATGAATCAGCGAGAACGTCACACTGCCGCTTTCGGTGTAGCCCGTTGGGCTGTATTCGATACCGACAGTGCCATCCAGCGTTCGGCTTTCAACAGTCTCGGTTGCGCCGCCCGTCACCGCAAAATTGGTGATCTGTGCGACGGCTGTGAAGTTGGTTCCCGAGCCGATTTCGAGCACCGTACCTTTGACTTTTGTCTTTGCCATTTCATGAATCCTTATGCGTTGAAATCGGAGGGATAAACGTGAGTTGTTTTGCCGTCAGGGCCAATCACTGAGACCATTTCCTCAAGATGCCCAATTCGGCACGTCGGGAGAACGTAAAGGCTATTGTCTGCTGCTTTCCACTCGCGCCAAAAGTAGATGTCCTCGTCCACTCGATCATCACCCCAGCGGCCGTCGAAATCAGGTTGCGACCAGAACCATGGGCGAGAGACTTGACGGAGGGCAGACGTGCGGAGCAGTGTAAGGCCGAAGTGGGCTGTGGCGACTTCGAGCGGCTCTTTGTCGATCGTGACGTAACCATCCTGGTCTGATCCGACAGTCAGAAGCGGCGACGGTTTGCCCCTGCGAGCCTGCAGGGCTGCGAGGGCGTGAATGTGTTCTGATTCATGGAATACCGTCATCAGGTGCAGGAGTTGCTTTGCGGTAAACCATGAGTCACCGTCGATGGTCAGAATCCACTCCGCCCCCTGATCCATTGCGGATTCCATCAGACGGGTCATGCACTGCCCGTAGAACACACCCTGAGCGGTCATGAGCGGAATACCGATCTGCCTCAGTGCTGCCTCGATCTGTGTGCGTGCGGCTGTGCACTCCCATCGCGGGAGCGTCATGATTGCAATAATTCGTGCGCTGGCTGTTGTCATCGCTTCGTCAGTGCCCTTGTTTGCCGCTCAAGTGTTTTCCCTGCTGCTTTTGCCATGGCGGCCTTCGCTCTGCCTTGTGAGCGTGCCCAAGCGTTTTGAACGACTCCGGGCTGCTGTGGTCGCATGATTCCTGTAGATGCGTTGTTGAGCGTCTTGCGTTTTCGTGGCGGATTTTGAAGGCCTGCCCCGAGAATCCACCAATGTACATTCTGCCCGCTGATCCCCACACCGCCTTTATTGCGCCCACTGCGGACTGCCACCAGATCCTTTTTCTTACCGACTCGAAAACCGACTTTTGCTGTGATTCGCCCTTTGCGATTTCGCTTGACCGTAACGCCAACCGTTTTGCGGACATGCTCGACGGGTGATTTGAGTTCTTTGCGGATCTGGTTTGCGACGACGTTCAACCCGCCTCGCAATGCGCTCATCATGATGGCGATTGCGTCTTTATCCCCGAGCAGCGTCAGGCGACGTGCAATGTCCTCCAGCCCCTCCAGTTCAAAATTCAGCTTCATGGACTCGGCTCCACCTCCACAACCAAATACACGCTTGCGACGAATAATCGAGACGTGTGCAGGGCGGTTTTGTCGGGAACAGCCTTAATATCGTTTTCGATGTCAAAAACCATCACGCGGCCGTTCGACGATCGAAAGTTATTGAGCCTCTGGAATATCTGCCGGCAGAGTAGTTTGAGCGGGTCGATTTCGTCGGGTGTGACTGCTTGCAATTTCTTTCGCAACCAGACGCGGATCACGTGGCGGGTGTTGTCTTCAAGGTCGCACGTCTCAATCAACTGCTCTTCGGACTCGCTGCAAACGTCAACACGCAAACCAACAATCTCTTCGAGTGGGTCCACCAGTTGTTCGCTGTAGGTTGCTTTGAGGTCCAATTCGTAGGCCGTCCCGGAATTGATCCGGTCTGTGATTGCCTGCATAGCCTCAATGGATGGTGCGATGGTCGCCGGCATTACTGCACCTGCTTACTGTGAAGGCGAACCATCTTCGGTGACGTAATGCGGAACACCTTTTCGCCAGCAAATGGCTGCAACTCAAAACGCTGGTTCCCGGCGATGATTAGATCACCGGGAAGCGGCGTTGCGTATGGAAGGGCGATGTTGCGGGCGATCCAGTCCACGGGCCGGATTTCCAACACACCGCCGTTTCCGTTGTCCTGATATTGCGTTCGGCCTGCCGCTCTGCGGAGAGTAATTGTGGTGGACTCCGTGCCGCGGATGTATGTGCATGACTCGCCTGCCTCTGTGAGTAGGTCGTCGGTCATGTCGCCAATAGCGTCATCGAAGTCACTCACAAATCACCTCACAGATTAGAGAGCATCGGGAACAAGAGCGGCCTGAGCAGCACCGAGTTTTGTCAGTCCGGTCACGATCCAGAAACCTGCCTTTGTGTACTGGCAGGTATAGAGAGCCTCAGCAGTCAATGCCAGTTCGTTGGTTGCTCCAACAGTCACTTCATTGACTTTGTCGGCGGCGACCGATGAAATTAATTCACAGGCCGTCGTGCCGACAAGGATGCGCAGCGTCTGCCCGATGTAACCGGCGGGAAGAGCGATCTGGTGATTCGCGTTTGAGCTGGTCACCGTGACAAACGATGCACCTGCGGGAATGACGGCTGTTCCTGTGCCGTCGCTGGTCGCGGTCACTGCAACCTGCCGCGGCGGGATCGGAGCGTTCAAGATCACCAAACAGGTGTTGTCACCGCTGGCCTGTGCCTGCACAGCAATCCCGATATACGATCCGGTGCCGGTCTGATTGGCTGCACCGCTGCCAGCATCTCCGCTGTCGGGGTCACCAGTCGGATTCCAGAAAATCGGCTGGCCGGCCACAATTGCGCCGGTCGATTTCGGCACCTGGTAGACGCCCTCGATCTGCAGGGCACCCTTTTCGCCGGTTGCCAGATCCGTCGGGACAACGCCGATCACGGCGCCCGAAACAACCACGTCACCACCAGTCACCGCAGCGGCTGGCGTGTAATCTACAGCGTCATCAGAGCTGTAGAGAAAAGCAGGACTCTGAGCCATTGTATAAACTCCCTGAAGGATGTTTTCGAGAAGTGCCCGGCAACACCAGTCACCGGGCTTTGAGCAGCGTCAGGCGACGTTATGCGGCGCCTTTCGACTTGACGCCAGCGAGGTATTCGGATTGCGAGCAACCGAAGTCGTGATAACCGCGAAGCTGGATGCCCAACGTGTTGAAGTCGGCGTCTGCAGATTCGACGGTCGGAGACTGCTGACCGTTGAGGAATGAAACCACAACTGGCTTCATGATGTCATCGAACAGGTACCAGGCGGTGGCGCTGTAGCCGCCGCCATAGGCGCTATCGCTGAGTTCCGTGGCGATCACAGGGCGGTACTTGTTGACGTGGATGTTGGCGTCGGCTGCCTTCACGGCGGCCAGATTGCGGGCGACGTAAAGAGCCTCTGCAACCGCTTCAAGTTCTGGCGGAACGAGCAGTTTCGTGGGCTGCCCGCCAAGCGTCATGCGGCTGGTCTCTTCGGCGCCCGTGACAAGCGGCGACTTACGCTGACGGAAGGCCTTGATGCCTTTGCTCAGACCAGCGCCATCAGTTCCGAGCACACTGTCGGCGCCGTCGATGAAGTTCGTCCGGGCAGCGGTCCAGAACGTCGTCGGGTTACTGAGAAACGTCGTCCACACCAAACGATTCAGCCGACGAGCAGCACCACGGCCGAGGCGCGTTCGAAGATCGTCGAATGCTCCGAGATCATCATTGATGATGTCGCGGCGGGTGAGGCTGAACATCTTGGCATACGTGTCAGCGGATCGCGTGTAACTTTCCTCGCTGATCTTGCCATTCTTGATCATTCCACCGGGGCCGAGTTCCTCGTATTCCATGTCATCGAGGAGACGGTAAGACGTGTGAGTCTTGAAGTCGCTGACGGACTTGATCTCAGCAATCTCCGTCCAGTTGTTCGCGACTTCCTCAAACCCCTGCAGCAGTTCTTTGTTTGCGAGGTTGCTGAAGATGCCGGGAAGGCTGACTGTCGAGAATCCGGCCTGAATGCTGCGGCCGAACGCGTAGTTCATCACTTCACGCAGGTTGCCGTCATGCAGTCGCGTTCCGGGCATGACAGACATGCCATTTGCCGCGGCTGCCATCAGCATGACTTGCTGCAGTCCAATGCGTCCGCGGAACTGGGTCTGCGCGGCCTGCAGTTCAGCGTCGCTGTATTCCTTTTCAGTGCCTTTGTGGCCACGCGCCATGGAAAGGCCGGCCTGAAGGATGCGCGATGGATCGCCGCCGTTCTGCGCGGCGACGAACGATGTTGGGCGAGTGCGGCCGCTCGAAACTTGCCGCTTCAGGATTTCCAGTTCCACCTTTTCGGCAGACCAGTTGTTCTCCAGTGCGGCGGCAATCACGTCGGGGTGACCGGCGGCTTTGGCCTGGATTTCTGCCTGTTGGCGGTAGACGCCGGCGATCTGCCGGCGAAGGTCTGCGGCTGCCTGCAGATCATTCTTTGCGGCAGCCTGTGCGGTCGGCTTCTCTTCGGTCGGCATGGCGGCCATATCCTTTTTTTCGGGGTCCACGTGTTCTTCAGCCTGCACAGGCGGGGCTGACTTCATTTCCCACGCCTTCATCAGCGCGGCTTGATTTTCGGGGGTCATGTTGTCGAGCGACAAACCCAATTCCTTCAACCAGTCTTCGAATGACACGGCTGCACCTCGTAACATTGCGGCAGCCGCGGCTGCCAGGTTAACCGCTGTGGCGCCGTCTGCACCCATCGGCAGAACGGACGTTTCGCGGAGGACTGCACGGCGAGCGAGGATAAATGGGCCGTGTTGAATACGGCCATTCACCTCAACAGACTCGCCGGCGGAAATTTCGATTTCTTCGATGATGCGGGCGCCGATAGACGCCTGCCATTGATGCCCGGCGGCGCCTTGCTGCAAGACACCTTGCACCTTTGCAGATACACCTGTGACTGGTCCGGCCAGAATCAGGCTTTGCCCGTCGTTCTGGATCGTGTCTGTAACGCCGAGTGTATCTTCGACGGTGTTCTGATGGTCCAACAGAATCGGCACGTTGCCGGGAGTTTCGAGTCCAGCCAAATCGACTACGACAGGCAGGCTAAACCCAGTCACTGGCAGTGGTCCCCCGGTGTAGGCAAGGATGGAAAATCGGCGCGGCTTTGAGCCTTCGGCCGCTTTGAGTTCGATGGTTGCTGTGAGCGAGATTGGCTTCATTCGTCGTCCCTCGCGTCCATTTGTCGCATGACTTTATTTGCCCATGCCTCTCCTGCGTCTCCGCCCCACAGTGCCCAGGCAATGCGCCCGTTCGATGGATAGCCGTCCTCACCCGGCGAAAACCCATCCGCCTTTTTGTCGACTGCATGCCGCGGGAAATATCGCACCATGCGGCTGATCGTTTCAGGACTGACTGCCACGCCATTGCTTAGATCGCGTGCTCTTGCAACACCAATGGCAGTTCCGCCGCGGCCAAATTCACGGCGCCATTCCAGCCCCTTTGCGGCTTCCTTGCGGACTCCTTCGGGCGGAGTGAAGTCAATGCCGTCGTATTTGCCCGCGGCTTGCAGATTGGCTGCGGCTTCGATGTCGCTGAGTTCGTCATCGGTAACGCCGTCGCCTTCCAGTGCGTCGTCGACCAGAACGGCAATTCGTTGATCCGACAGGCCGATACTGGCGAGCGTTTGCTCTGTGAATGCGCGTGACGCTTCACCCTGCGCCAACTCATCGAGAGCCTTGCGAATGCGTTTTTGATTGTTGCTGAATGCTCGCTGTCCGATGGTTGTATATTCGCCGGCGGCCTGTGCAGGCGCTGGGGATGATTGAGACGCTGACAGAGGCGCCGCCGGCTGAATTCCAAATGTTTTATTGAACACTGCACGCTTGTATTCTTCCACCGTAACGCCGAAGTCAGCAGCCGCACGAATGGCTTCCATCTCCCATTCTTTGCCGCGTCGTGCGTGCTCATCGCTCATCGTGCTCTGACCGGTCGCCAGTCGAGTTGCTGCAGCGTTTGCGGCTTCGGTTGCGTCCAGTTCAGGGAGTGGCGGCCATGTCCACTGGTGATTGATTTCCTCAATTCGCGGCATGCCTGCGAGCAGCCCGGGAACAAATACGGCAGCCTCCAGAAACCACTGCCAAACTCGCTCGACAATTGCCCACGTGATGCGGTCGCGTTCGACGTTCACTTCCGGCGCCCAAACGTTGGACATATCCCCTTTGAATGAGGAAAAGTTTGCGTCTTTGCCGGTGCCTGCGGCGAGCGTGTACGGCATGTTGGTACAACGACAGAAACTCATAAGAGCCTGTCGCTGGAACATCTCGTAAAGCGGGCCAGGCTGCTTTGGTTCAACCTGTCCGATCTCCCAGCCTTCCGGCAGGGTCGTCAGCATGTTGCGCGTGAGTTCGATCTCAGCGAAGTCTGCCGGACTGGCTGCGGGTGTTGCGGCCGGGGACGTGCTCTTGAGATACATGGCGAAATTCGCGGCAGTCTCTGCAGAGTAGAGCGTTGCCAGTTCCTGCCGTCGCATGATTGGCAGTGTCTGGAGTGCCGGCGTTGCCCGGGGGATGCCTCTGGTTTGCCCAGGTCGCTCCGCTCTGTACAGGTGAAGCACTTCGCTTGATGGATACCAGTCACCGCTGAGCAGGCTCACAGGTGCGTTTGTGCCGGGATGATGGTCGTAGACAAAGAATTCCAACTCATTGAGTGATGGGTCGAAGCGAATGCCATCATCCACGAATGGATCTTGTAACTGCGACTGCTGCCACGGCATGGCGATCTGATCGGCTTCGAGCGTTCGTAAATCGAGTGACAGTGGATACCATCGCGGCCGATCGGCTCGCATAACGAACACTTCACCGTCACGCCAGTAGGCTTCGACAGCAGTTCGCAGGATGTCTGCGAAATCGACTTTTGCAGTCCATCGACGCCAAGCGATCTCTACTCGCTGATTCGCTTCGGGATCAGTCGTGAGGACTTGCAAGCGCGGGCCACTGCCGACAATATGATTCACGGCCGTGCGGAGAATACCAGCGTACCACGAATTGTTCTCTGCTTCGTAGCGACTGCGAATGCGAACAACACGGCGCACTGCCGGAGACATTGCAGCACGTGCGGCGAGACCGTCGGCGTTTGTCCAATGCCTGCGATTTTCCGGCGTCGTTTGAGCGAGGTCAAACTTTGCCCGAACCTGCGGCGGCGTCGGTGTGCGAGCGACTGCCTGTGATCGACTGCGGCGGCGTCCCATTAGTGCCCTCCGGGCGGGACGATACGGGTGATCATTGCGCGGAGACCGGCAGCCGGATCTGCGGTTGCGGTCTTGCTCGCCTGATGCTTTTCGTACTCCATCAGCTCGCTGAGACTGCGGCGCGCGACAGTCACGCCATCGTTAGAGGCGCTGGCAGCCTTTGCGGCTTGATCGGCGAGGATTTGTGATGGGGTGCTCATGCCCGCAGGATTGCAGGCGAATGACGCAGTGTGAATAGCGCTGTGGCATTACTGCCAACTACTCGCGGCAGGGGTCGCTGAATGAGCGTTTACCGATTCGCTCTCGCGTGCCCACGATTCGCTCCGAGGTCGTGTTGATGCGTCCGCACTTGCTGCAGTGTCGCTCTCGAAGAATAAACCCCGGGGTCGTGCGAGTGTGACTGACACGCGGCAGATGCTCCCCGCAGTGCTGGCATGACAGCCCTGAGTGCGGGAGCTGGAATTGTCGCCGATCGTCATGCACGGACGGCTCCAGGTAGAGCGAAGGTCCGGCGTTCGGCTTTGGCTGGTCGCTCTCCTGCCATCCCCACCCCGACGATACTTGCCCCAACGCAGCACCCGACGTAGCAGTCAAACCAGTCATTATCCCTCCCCGGAATAGCCTCCCAAACAACTCCCGCAGATCCATCATAGGTGATTTGCTTCGGGTTTTCTGCCGTCAGATGCTCCACCAGCAGTCGATTTTCGCGTTCGTTGATGCCAGGTAGCAGAACAGCGGAGGGTGCACCGACCGTGGTTTGCAGTCGACGGGCTGCGTGGCTCTTCCATATGTTGGCATCATACTGGACATGTGCGGGTGTTTCGCTGCGTTTTTCAACCCAGCATTGCCCGTTGTTGCGGTCCCGATGTTGATCGCCCCACAGATGCACGGGCTTTCTGCCGGGCTTCACCGCGAATGCCTTTGATGGGCGAATGCGGTTGCGGTTTGCCGATGCCATCACCTGTGATTCAATTCGCGGCTTTTGTTGGCCGTCTGCCCAGTCTTTAAGGATGATATCGAGACCGGGGAAAGTCGTGAGCAAATAAGATTCAAGCTGATTGTGCGCGTGCGTAAATGCCTCTTCCCATGATGCGTTTGGGAGTTGCTGGCTGATCTTTGCGGCGAGGTCGGACTTGTAGAACGTCGGGCGGTTTTGGTCAGGCCACGTTCCGTAGTCGATGATGATTCCACTGAAATCCTTCTGCCAACCGCAGACCATCCACCACAGGACTTGGTCGGATGAGTCGATGAATGCTGTGAGATAGTTGGCTTGTTGCGGAACGTGCCCGCGGGGAACGCGGCTGAGGCGTGTGACGAGCTGCTGACTGTCGAGCCTCATTCCGCTGCTGTCTGCAGGAGCGCCGCCCTCTTGCTGGATCTCACGGCGGAAGAATTCGGGGTCCAGTGCCCGGATTGTCATCAGTGATTGCAGGGCTGTCATTTCGTTCGGGAGCTTGTCAAACTCCCACGCGACTTTCCCGCCTGCGTCCATCTCTGACTGGTTGGCAGCGTAGAACGCCTGAGCGGCTTTCTTGCCCTCCTTCGGCGTGTCGCCTGTCCCCAGCAGTGCGGCGTAGCGGTCCCATAGGTCGGAGCGGTCCGGCATTCGTAGGACGGATTTCCAGATTCGCCCATGCCAGTCTGGATGGCGCTTGCGGTCCATGAATCGTTCGGTGAGGTCTTGATGTTGCCGAACGGTGCAAACCATGATTGACGCCATTTCTTGCCCGAGACCAGCCAGCCCCATGAAGGTCTTTGTGATGAGTTCCTCTCGCTCATCGGTTTGTAGTGGGCTGGATGCCGACTGCGGCGTTTGCACGTCGTCGAAAACAATCAGATCCGGTCGGACGGTAACACCGCGGTCGTTTGTGTAGGCAACGCCGGAAACGTCGGTTGCCATCAGTGAGTATGGGGCCACGCGGATCTGGTCGCAGTCAGTGCCGGGAATGTCTGGAAATACGATGCAGCCGCGGGAGTCTTTGGGATGCAGTGTGAGTAGTTGCCCGTCTAAACGGAACTGGCGTTTGGGCTGCTTCCATTTCAGCACGAGCGGGCCGATTTCAGGGAAGTCGTCTGCAAGCATCTGACTGGATGCCATCAGAGCGAAGAAGTTGTCTCTGTGTTCGGTGCCTTTGTCGTCGGTTGCTCCGACCAAGACGATGAATCGACGATGCCCGTAGACTGCAGCCCAGATTGCGGCAACACGGGCGCAGGTCGATTTGAGGCCACCGCGGCGGACTGCGTGGGCTTCGCGTCCGCCACTGAGAATGACTGACTGAAACCGCTCAAACATCGCCACCTGATACGGGGCGAGTTGGATGTAGAAGGTCTCAGCGAAATACGTCAGGGCGAAGTCGAGCAGGTCGGTCTTGCATCGCTGCCGGCGAGCTGGGTCGCGGACTGTGGCGAGTGGTCCGATTTCCTGCGCGGCTGCCGTTTTGGCATTGATCACCTGAGCGTTTCGGCGGGAGCGATCGGAAGCGTAGTTATCGCCGAATTGCAGACCGTCAATTTCGGCTGCAACGTCGTCGAGGATGTCACTCGGAAGCGTCTGCAGAAAGTCGCTCAAGTCGGATTCGCTGAGCGATCTGAGTTGCGAGATTTCGTCCGGATTGAGGATTGCCATTGACCTGCACTCCTACATTGACGACAGGGCCACCGGTGCCTCCTCCGGCTGTCCTGCTGTTGCTGTCGTGCATTTGCACTAGCACTTTTGCGGCTGCGATTTTATGCCGCGGCTCACCTTCTGTCACAATCTTCGCCAGTGCGGCTGGCAGGCGATCCAATAACAAATCCGGGATCTTCCATCCCTTGCGGACTGCCTGCCCGATCAGTTGCATGTCAGAGCGGGAAAGCGGCTCTGTGAGAAGTGCGGAGTCGGTTGGTTGGATCATTTGTCACCTCGCTTCCAGTGTCGCGGTTTTGCCTGTCAGCGTTTCCCAGCGTTTCACTATGACGTCGCAATACTGCGGACTGATTTCCATGCCGTAGCATTTGCGGTTGAGTTGCTCGGCGGCGATGAGGGTGGTGCCGGAGCCAAGGAATGGGTCAAACACGTCGCCATCTGTGTACGACAAACACCATGCCATTAAGCCGACAGGCTTTTGTGTTGGGTGCTCTTTGCCATAGGAGGTGACAGACATGCGAAACATTTTTGCTGGCGTGTCGATGTTGGTCCATGCCATTTCACACATTGCCAGAGTGAAGTCCTCTGGCTGTTTTTTGTCCCACACAAAAAAGCCTTTTGCTGGCGGCAAATCAAAATAATTGCCGCCCCACACTATCGCTTGTGGTACTGATTCAACAAATTGTTTCGGCTCGACTGGCTTTGCGTCCCAATCGGCTTTCGCGTGTTTTTGTCGCACTGGATTGGAAGCAATGCCGATGCCATACGGCGGGTCGGTTAATATGCAGTTTGCTTTCACGCCCGCCATCAGCCTTGCGACATCCTCCGCCTTCGTCGAATCGCCACACAGCAGCCGATGCTCGCCTAAAATCCAAAGGTCGCCCGGCTTCGTTATCGGATCGGCAGGAGGTTCCGGAACCTCATCCTCCTTCACCTCAACCGGCGTCTCTGCCGGCATGTCATAGCCCATCAACTTCGACAACTCATCCGCATCGAAGCCCAACAGCCCGAGGTCATACTCGTCAGCGTGCAACTCCGCCAACTCCACCTCAAGCATCGCGTCGTCCCACCCGCTGTTCAGGGCGATTCGGTTGTCTGCCAGGATGTAGGCTCGCTTCTGAACCTCACTGAGATGCCCCAGCCGGATGCACGGCACGGACTGCAGCCCCAGTTTCTGCGCCGCCATCACGCGGCCATGCCCGGCAATGATGCCGTTAGTTGAGTCGATCAACACGGGATTCGTGAACCCGAACTCCTGAATGCTGCCAGCGATCTGAGCCACCTGGCTTTCGCTGTGCGTCCTCGCGTTGCGAGCGTAAGGAATAAGGTCGGCCGTGGCGATGGATTCGATCTGCGGGCCTGCCTGAGCCTCTGGTGATGGTGCCTTGCGTCCCATTTTGCCCCCTTCCCCCTGCGCTTTTTCTCAATCCGCCTGCAAACAAAAGAAACTCTGACGAAAGG